ACAGTTATGAACCTAAAACAAAATAATTATGATCATGTTATCTTTCAGGTCCAAGAAGGACAAAGAACGTATGCTGCGTAAAGCTAAAGAGATGGAGATGTACGCTGCTGAGCTGGTAGACTGCCTTGAAGAGGCTCGTCATGGTGAGCGTGATGAGTACGAAGACGAAGAGGAAGAATACTCGGAGCGCAATAATACCTCCATGCGTATGCGTGGTGGCAGATATGGTTACCGTCGATAAACCATGAGCAGGGTTAATTTCACACAGTTTGATGATATGCCTGAGGCTATGATCTCGTACATGAGGCATTACGGCCCCCATTTCAACCGTAAGTTGCATGAGTTTGCCGTTAGCCGAATGACAAAGACTGTCAATGGGGTAGAGAAGCGTATCACACCGTTCACTAAAGAACAGGTTACAGGTATGCTCTCTTCCTATGGCATATCGCTTAAGAACGACCAGCTCTACGATTCCACGTATGTAGCCAATATGTGCAGGGCTGACTTCTTCGGTTCATGTATAACCGATGATAAGCACATGGCCTTGTACATTAAGGATGTTATTGATGACCCAGACGGTTATGACGGCATTGTGTTTAATCGTTGGTATGCAGACATGTGCTACACTGGTGTCGCTATAGACTGGGAAGAAATGCTGTAATGCTAAGACAGGACATAGACATTAACGGTCATTGGCTTGTAACAATCTGCTACAATGTTTATTTGGGTGAGGTCAATTCTGGCTTCACCCATACTGATTTCAGGAAGAAGTGGAGTATAGTTGCGATTGGCAAAGCTGACAGCAAACGACAGTTCCTTAATACTGTTGTACATGAGCTGAAGCATGTGCAGTCACATATATGTAAATACTATAAGGTCCCTGAAGACAGTGAAGAAGCAGCATATCTTATCGGGTATCTTGCCATGAAAGCACACGAATATCTTATACGTTTCCTATAATTATTAGTAAATCCCATGAATAACTATTAGTGCAAATTTTATGTCTTTCTCCTTGATTTCCCCGTATACTACTTTTGCACATCACGGCGAAACGCCAACAACTTTAAATCAATAAATTATGGGTTATATTTTAATTGCTGTAATTATCGTTGCTGTATGCGGCGCCGCTTATGCTTATAGGCGACACACAAGAAAGGACACTGAAATGCATAGGCCAGACATTCCCGACAAGGAGGAGGTGGAGCCTTCCGAACCAAAGCCTATGCACAGTCCCGCAAAACGTGCTGCCAAGAAAAAGGCTAAGGACAAGTAATAACAATAAAGGAGATTAAGAATGGAAACATTGGATTCAGAAAACATCTTCACTGACGAGGAGCTGGGTAAGATTCTTGGTGACCTCGATGCTGATAACACAGACAGTGAAGATCAGGTACAAGAAGAGTTTCAGGAAAATGATGAAAAGGTTGTCGAGGATCTCGAGGATGTGTTTTCACCCAAGGATGGTCCAAAGAGCGTAGACACCCGCAATGAACCCCCTGCTCCGGGCAGCGGTTCTCCTACGCCAACCAACCTGTTCAATTCCATCGCCGTTGCATTACGCGAGGAGGGGGTCTTTCCTGACACTAACGACGATGACGTGAATGCCGTCATTGACGCAAAGACATTCAGGGAACTCGTCGATAAACAGATCCAAGCTGGATTGGATGAACGCCAGCGCAGGGTCAACGAGGCACTGAACTACGGAATGCAGCCTAGTGAAGTGCAATCCTACGAGAATGCAATCAATTACCTGGACCAGGTGACTGATGATGCTCTCTCAGAACGGAATGAGCAGGGTGATGAGATTCGCCGTAGGCTCATTTATCAGGACCTTGTTAACCGTGGCTATTCACATGACAAGGCCATCAAAGAGGTCAAGAAGTCCGTTGATGCAGGAACAGACATCGAGGATGCCAGAGATGCGCTTGCTGCCAACAAGGAGTTCTTTCATGGACGTTATAACGCTTTCCTGGAGAACGCCAGAGAGCAGCGCAGGCTTGCTGAGGAAAGCCAGAATACCCGCATCAAGAACTTTGAGAAATCATTGCTTGAGGATAAGAAGGCTTTCGGGACTGTTGACCTTGACCAATCAACTCGCCGTCGCGTATTTGACGTGCTGACTAAGCCGACAAAGAAAGACGATGACGGTAACTATTATACAGAGGTGCAGTGGGCGCAACGCGAAGACCCTGACAAGTTCAGCCGTAATGTCGGTTTGCTGTACGTGCTTACAGACGGATTCACTAACGTTGAGAAGCTGATTGACCCTCAGGTCAAGAAACGTACAGCCAAAGGTCTTGCCGAACTGGAGCGTGTCATCAATGATACGCAACGTAACCCAGACGGCAGCTTGCGCCTTGTTGGGGGAGTGACCAGCGACCCAGAGTCCTTCCTCAGCGGCGATTGGGACTTGGACGCATAACAACGTCAACCTGGCAGGGAATAGATGGAACAGGAGCAGGATAAAAAGAGTATTCATTTTTAATTCAATATAACCATGTCAGGAAGACTTAATAAATTTCAGAAAGTAGGCTTTAAGACCTGGAAAGGCATGACCAAGGAGAACCACCTTGGCGCTATCTTTGGACGTAAGCCTCAGCTTGCCACCAATACGATGATTGAGCTGTTGGCCTTTCATCACGGCAATACACTTGAGAGCCTCGTGAACCGTTTGCCCCGTAAGCAGTTCGATAATGACGAGGAGTTCTATTGGAACGTTATCGGTTCCTCACGCCGCAACATCCCTCTGGTAGAGGCACGTGATGAAGACGGTGTTGTTGTAACCGCTAGCCATCCCACTAACATCGGTGCTGGTACTGCCCGCTTTGAGCTTGTGTTTGACGAGGATTGGTTTGCCCTCGGTGAGTACATCGTTGGTAACCTGAACGAAATCTATCAGTTCCGTATCCTTGAGAATCCCCGCAAGGAAGGTACCCGTTTCGTATATCCTGTTGAGCTTGGCGGTGGTAACATTGATGGTGTTCCCGCAGAGCGTCTGCTCCCTGGTGAGCGCTTCTCTATTGAGGCCGCATTCGTTGAGAATGAGCTGAGCCGCAAGGTTGGTGATGTACGTTTCTCTGCACCTGTAGCCATGCGCAATGAGTGGAGTACTGTGCGTATCCAGCATAAGGTGACTGGTAATGACCTCGATAAGAAGCTCGCAATTGGCTTGCCCATTGTTAAGCAGACTAATGGCCGCTACACCCACACTGTTGTTGATACGTGGATGTACTATGTTGACTACAAGGTCGAGGAGCAGTTCTCTGAGTATAAGAACAATGCTCTTGTCTTTGGTCGCAGCAATCGTAACCGCAATGGCGAGTATACCAATATTGGTCGCAGTGGCGGTGTCATCAAGACTGGTGCTGGTCTGTTTGAGCAGATGGAAGTTGCCAATACGATGTACTACAACGACTTCTCGCTGCGCCTTATTGAGGAGGCCCTGTATCAGCTCAGTGCTGCTAAGCTGAACTTCAATGAGCGTAAGTTTGTCCTTCGCACTGGTGAGCGTGGTGCTGCCCAGTTCCACAAAGCAGTAAAGGAAGATGTCAGCGGCTGGATGCCCTTTGAGCTTGACGGCACCAATGTCGGCGTTGTGCAGAAGACCAACTCTCCGCTGCATCAGACCTCGTTGGCAGCAGGCTACCAGTTCACTGAGTGGCGTGCACCTAACGGTCTTGTGCTGAGTGTTGAGGTTGATCCCTTCTACGACGATCCCGTACGCAACAAGATGCCTCATGACCTTGGTGGTCCCGCAATGAGTTACCGCTATGACATCATGGACATTGGTTCTATGGATCAGCCCAACATCCAGATCTGTGAGATTAGCGGTAAGCCCGAATACCGTGGCTATGAGGCTGGTATGCGCAACCCGTTCCTCGGCACCTCGTATAACCCCTACATGAGCTATGATGAGGACAGTGCCGTTATCCACAAGATGGCACAGCTGGGTATCTTGATCTTTGATCCTACCCGCACCATGAGCATCGTACCCAATGTCCTCGCAGCATAAACTGTTGTTATTTAAGTTTTAGATGATTTCATAAGAACCGCTGTGGCCCTCCGTTGGGGGTGTGATAACCACTAGCTGAGGGCCTTGATGCGGGAAGGAGAACAAAGAATGGAGAAAGAACAGAACGAATTGAAAAACTGTCTGCGCAATGAGCGCATCACAATCAGGCACATTCCTAAGCAGACTGGGCTTGTTGATAACCCTAAACATGTCCTCTATGGTGGACTTGGTGAGGGAGCCACAAGAACCTTCTGTGTGCCTAAACTGAAGAGTGGCGTGTACGTCAATGTGCTGACCAAAGACGAGAAAGACTATCTCGAGCATATCATGGGTATGGAGTACAATGCACTTAGCGTGTACAACAAACCTGCGAATAACTTCTGGTCAGATGCTAATGTAAACGGAATCAGTAACATTGTATTGGGCAAGGACGATACCTATCTGGACTTGAGCAATCCCAATGACTACATCCGTTATAAGATCGCATTGGCTAACAAGGACTTTATTGCTCCTGACATTGAGACCCTGCAAGAGCGTCCTAAAGCCACTTATCAGTTTGTGATACTGAGAGCAGATGATGAGACACGTAACGCACAGCAACAGATGAGCAATACGATGATGAGCTATAAGGAGTTTGGTAAGATCGAGCACGACAAGGACGCTATGCGCTTTGTCATTCTCTCCATCACCGGAGACGAGCTCGCATTCAACACCTCCGAGGCTTATCTTCAGACTAAAATCAACGAGCTCATTCAGGCTGACCCCAA